CCCGGCGGGACAGCATCGCGTTCAGCGAAGGGCTGAATGCGGCAAGGGCCTCGCCGAGCTGCTGGAGGTTGTTCCCGCGGAGCGTCTGCCCGGGTGCCGGGAGGACGTTCAGCGAGATGGGGGACGCCGAAGGCTGGATGTTGACGTCGGTCAGGTCACGGGGAGTGAGTGCCATCAGTACCACCCCCTGCTTGCGATGCTCTGGGCGTACCCACCGGAGGTGTAGAGGTAGTCCTCGTAGTTGCCGTAGGTGGTCCCGAGGGTGGCGTCACCGCCGACCCCACGACCGCCGCCGGCAGCGCCGAACATGCGACCTGGGTCTCCGTACATGGTGACGGCGTTGAGCACACCGGCCCCGGTCTGGACGAGGGGAGCGGCGATGCTCGGGCTGCTCACTTGCGGGTAGGCGCGGATCATCGCGGCCTCGGCGGCACCCTGCATCCCGAGCTGCTCGATCTGGAGCTGTCGGTTCCGGAAGTCGTAGTTCAACTGGAGGTTGGCGAGGGACTCCGCCTGCTGACGCTCGAACTCGGCAAGCAGGACGTTGACGGTGTTGCCCTGGATGCCGCTCTCCCCAGCCTCGGTCCGGATGGAGCCGAAGGCGTTCTCTGCCTCCTGCCGGATCTGCTGCACTTGCTGCGCCTTGGCGATCTGCTCCTCGCGCTGGCGGACGGCCATCTGCTGATACTGGAGCTGGAGGTTCTCGTTGGCGAGGCGCTGGGACTCCCGGTACTGGTACTTCTGGACGGACGCCTGTTGCGCCTGCCCGGCGAAGGAGACGCCTGCGCTTGCCGCGGTCGCCGCGACCGAGAGGGTCGCAAGGGTGCCCACAGCCGCGGCGTTCGCGGCGGACGCGCCGAGGGCTGCGCCGATGGGGGCGAGTAATGGGAGACACATGGTTGTTCAGATGGCCTTTCGGAAGTAACCGATCTCTAGTCCGTTGTGGGTGCTGGAACGGGTCCTCTCGAACCCAAGCCACTTCAGCCACCCAACGTGCTTCTCGTTTCGGAGGTCAACCCAATTACCGACGGCCCGGTACCGCCGGATCGGCTGGCAGACATGGTCCACCCACAGCCGGCTCTGCCGCAGGAAGGTGGTCGGGAACCGGACGATCTCGTCCGTCCCGAGGAGCCAGATGGTCGGCTCCATGCGCTCGACGTCACACACGCCGAACATGGCCGCGGGATTCCCGGACGGACCGACGACCGTGAGCGGCTGGATGGAGTAGGCGAAGCCGATGTTCAGCGAGTCCTCGGGGTGAACCTCCCACAGACCGCACTCCCCCCTGTCCGCGTCCCGAATGTGCTCAGCGATGTACTTGCAGTCCTGCTTCAGGGACGGGCGGACGAAGGCGTTCTTCAAACGGGTCGGCTCCTGGTCGTGAAGTGGGCCTCGAAGGATGCGCTCTGGATCCTGCAAGGGAGGTGGGAGGTGCTCGTCACGGTGATGGTCGCGTCGTTCGCCTTGCAATGGATCGGGAACCGGAACGAGTCGCTCGAGATGAACGGAGCACCGATGACGATGTTTGCCCCGAGGATCCCGCCGTCGAAGACGTAGGTGAACGGGTCGCGGTACTTGGGGGTGACTGCGACCTTGAAGTGCCCGGTGTTGTCGAAGGAAACCGTTCCGTAGGTCAACTGCATCCGACCGTCCGTCACCGGGATGTCACCGTTGCGGAGGTACGGTTTTGAGAACGTCCAGCGCATCTCGTAGGGGATCCCGACGTATGCGGTCTGCCCGTTGAACGACCCGGTCACGACCGCCTGAGTAGCCGAGACGCTCACGACCTGGCGCTGCACCCCGCCGATGACGACGACCGGACTCAGCGAGGAGTAGTCGATGCCGAGCCCGGAGAGAGGGACGATGGTGGTACCCGCCGCCGCCCCGGTCGTGGTCGCCGTGGCGGTCACGCGCCGGTCAAGGTGGATGCCCCAGGTCAGGCCGGCGTCGAGGAATCGACCGTCGAAGTCGACGCGCTCGAGGTAGGTCTTGGACGCCCGGGTGACGACGATGTACAGGCTGGCGTCGAACCACTCCATGCCCTGCATAGCCGCACCGGAGCCGATGTCCCACTTGCTCCACGCGGACTGGATCTTCTCCGTGCCGTTGACGAACCACTTGTAGTTCCAAATCCCGTCCGTGGTGCGGAGGAACGCCGTGGAGTCGTGGGTGCTGACGGCGATCTGCTTTGGGGTCCCCGTGATGTACGCGGGGACGGCGGCGGTGATGTCCATGCCGTCGTACTTCTCCTCCACGGAGATCCGGACGTACTCCCGGACGCCCGTGAAGGTGCCCTTGTGCTGCGTGAAGAGGATGCTCCGCCCGGTCGCCTCGGGTCGGCATTGGTCCGAGGAGCTCTCGAACTCGGTCGTGGCGACCACCTCGACCGTCTGCGGGGTCAGGGCGGAGTCCCCGCCGCTGCCGAGGCTGAACTGCGTCAGGTCGGAGAACAGGATCAGTCGGTCGTCCCACGGGACAGCCGCCTCGAGCGTGGCGACCTTGTTGTGGCTAACCGAGACGTCGATGGGATCCTGCGGCAGGACCATCGTGGTCGAGGTGCGGAAGAAGTTGAAGTACTGCCCGGCCTCGCTCAGGACGACCTTGTCGCCGGCGATGACGCCGAGACGGTTTCGGAACAGGAAGATGTCCTTGATCTTCCGGGAGACGAAGGACGGATCCGGGGCGCTCGTCGAGTCACCGACCGTGCGCTGGCCCCAAGTCGGCTTGTAGCAGGCGAAGTTGCCGTCCGACCTCCGGACGAGGACATAGGGCATTGTGGTGTCGGACAGCGATGTCTTCGTGGAGAACCCGATGGTCTCCTCCCAGATGCCCGTTCCGCCGATCCCGTCGTTGGCGACGAAGGTGACGTAGTAGCCGGTCGCCTCTGGGTCCTCGATGTCGGAGACGACCTCGATCTTGAACCCGTGCTTCGCCTCGAGCGGGAGGTCGGAGATCCTGGAGACCTTGTCCTTGGCGCAGGAGATGTAGTTGTTGGATCCCGAGTCGAACGCCTTGACCGTGAACGCGCCGGAACGAGTCAGGTAGATGGTGTTCCCGTACAGGGTCGCCGTGACCCCGTGGGTCATCGTTGCCGCGTTGATGTCGTTGCGGATGGTCGCGGCGATGGAGGTTGACTTGAGGGTTCCGGAAGTTCCTGGAGCCGCAACGGTGTACGAGTAATCGACGGTGCCGACCCGGATGACAACCGTGTAGTCGATGCTGTAACCGGCCTGGATGACCGTGACCAATGCCTCGTTCACTTGGGCGGCGGAAGTGCTTGCCGCCATAGCCACGGTCTCCGCCGTGTTCAGCAGAAACGTGTAGTCAGCGACCGTGACGGCCTTGAGGTTCCCCGGGGTGTTGAGGTACGAAGGGACGGTGAACGCCGTCGTTCCCGTGAGTGCGGTGTAGACGGGCAGCTCCGTGCCGGCGAGGGTGAACACCTTCAGCGTGGAGGCGGTGGAGCGGACGACGTAACGCTCCGAGTTGTCCCGGTTGATGAAGTGGACGAACTGCGTGGCGGCGTCGTCGGCCAGCTTGGCGACATGGTGGATCGGCGGACGCTTGGTGAGCCCGTCCGTGATCGACGGGTAGGCGTTCACCTGTTCCTCAAGCTGCGATGGGAGCCGCATCTGGGGCGGCTGCTGGGAGACCCCTTGGATGAGGTTCGGGACCTGGATCGAGATCAGGCTCATGCCCACCGCCGGTTGTTGTAGGCGACGTCAGGGTTGTTGAAGATGTTGTAATCGGCCTGCTCGGTCTCGAACTCCCGGAGAACCATGAAAGCCTGCATCTCGTCCCGCTCCGTGAACGAGACGGCCTTCTCGCTCGAGACCATCCGTGCCGCCATCGTCCTGCCGGCGCGGATCATGCAGTAGCGCCGGGCAGGCTCGGGCATCTCGTCCCACTCGAGGAGCAGGACCGCCTCGAGGTCGTCCACGGATCCCGCGAAGACGTCGGTCTCGTCCTCGAGGTTGTAGAGGAACTGCCCCTTCTTCGCGTAGTCCTTCGTCGGGTGGTCGACGCGGACCCAGGACGAAGGGATGGCGATCTTCCCCGAGGTGTCCGGGGAGAGCGTCTGCTTCTTCTTGAAGTTCCACGACCATTGCCGGGACATCAGGTCACGGCAGACCTCGTTGAGGATGTTCTGCGCGATGGCGACGTCCGCGGTCGCCGTGCCGGAAAGGGAGGAGACCGGGCTCTCCCCGATGCACGACAGCATCGTGTTGATGGCCTCGAGGCGCGTGGTTTCGTTCATGTGGTGTCCTGGATAGCCCCCGG